GTTCTACTGCCCATATGTACCTCTGCAGATGGTACGTGCAGTTGGAGAGAACACCTTCCAGCCTAAGATCGGCTTTAAGACCCGTTACGGTCTGGTAGCTAACCCATTCGCTGAAGGTCCAGATACCGCTAACGGCGCACAAGGTCTTGGAAGACTGACAATGAACTCCAACCGTTACTACAGACGTGTAATGGTTAAGAACCTTATGTGATATAATATAAGTTCCGTGTGAAGGAAGTGTCTGAGGGTCTTTCGAGACCCTCTTTTTTTATCCATAAATATTCAATAAAATGGCAAATTTTGCAAGACAAATTGAAAATAGAAATTTTTTGTCTCCGATAGGATTCAAGTTTACTTTGACTAGAGCTCCAAAGTCATCATATTTTTGTAACAAAGCAAATATTCCCGAGTTGGTTTTGGGAACAACTGCTCAACCAAACTACTTCAGACCAATTCCACAACCAGGTGAAATAATTGAGTTTGGTGATTTGACAATAACATTCTTAGTAGATGAAAATTTAGAAAATTATATGGAAATCCAAAATTGGATACGTGGTTTAGGATTTCCGGAAAGGGGTTCTGAGTTTGGAGAATTATTAGATGGAGGAGTAGTTCCAGTTGGAGATCCTACAGACCCTCAAAACATATATTCTGATGGAACTCTTCAAGTGCTGGGTAGCAATTTTACTCCAAAATTTGAAGTATACTTCAATGATTTATTTCCATATAGGTTGACTACACTCGATTTTGATGCTACAAGTACGGATGTAGACTACTTTACAGCAGAGGTAGGTTTCAAGTATACTATGTACAAGATATGTAATGAAAAGGGCGAATACTTATGATCGGATTTGAGAATGAAATTGTTATTGAAGTTGATAAGGGTGCGATTAATCTTGAGGTAGTCCAAAAAATGTGGGAAAAAGATTCCGAACTTGATATGGACAATCTACATCAGGAAGCAATTAATACATCCAGGTTACATGCAAAATATTATGAATTATATAATATGACAAAATTATTGAAAGAGAGGGCTGAGCAGGTAAGAAAAAACATTAGACATCAAAGATATGAATTTTATTCCGGGAAAGCAGATCCTGAAATCTATCAAGAAAATCCTTTTCCCAAAAAGATTAGGGATAAAGAAACTATGCAAAAGTATCTGGATGCAGATCAGGAACTCACAAGATTTTCGTTAAAGATTAAGTATTACGATATAATTTTAGATTATATAGATAATATACTGAACAAAATGATTGCTAATAGATCTTACCAGATTCGAGCCGCAATTGATTTCATGAAATTTAACTCAGGGTTGGGATAATGGAAGACGAATTTTTTGAGGAAGAATTTGAAACAGCATATCAATTAGAAGTCGGTATAGACGATATATATTTGATGTATCACTGTGTTCAAGAAACAATTAAAAATTGGCCAGGAGCTCCTGCTAGGCCAGTTGAAGAACAACAACATCTTTGGGATTTGAGAGATAATCTTTATCGATGTATTTTGGATCATAAGTTTCACGAAATGTGATAAATAATCATAGATGATTATACGTTTGTGATTGATACGACAGCAAATCTTATTATATCCAAATCCAACGAAGTTTTTTTAAAAGTAAAAACAGAACCTCACATTGAATATGAGCTAAGAGATCATTTTACTTTTGAAGTTCCGAATGCAAAGTTCATGCCACAGTATCGTGGCAAAAATTGGAATGGAGAAATACATTTATTTGATATGAGATCAAAACAGATCTATGTTGGTCTGTTAGATAAGATTGTGCAGTTTTGTGATAATTATAATTACACGTATAAATTTGAAGATAATAAATTTTACGGAGCTCCATATGAAGAGAATGAAGACATCACGTATGAAGGTGTCAAAGGATATATGGAAGCAATTACTCGCTATAGTCCAAGGAAGTATCAGGTCGAGGGAGTATATGGTGCGCTAAAACATAACAGGAAATTATTGATAAGCCCAACTGCTTCTGGAAAATCTCTGATGATTTACTCAATCGTGAGATACTATCATTCTCAAGGCGAAAAAATATTGCTAGTTCTACCAACGACATCTTTAGTAGAGCAGTTATATAAGGATTTTGAGGATTATGGATGGGATTCGGAAGCATACTGTCACAAAATATATTCAGGTAGAGAAAAAAGTAATGATATGCCAGTTACAATTACAACGTGGCAATCTATTTACAAGTTGGATAGATCTTTTTTTGAAGATTATAATGTCATTATAGGTGATGAAGCTCATTTATTCAAGAGCAAGTCTCTTATACAAATTATGACTAAATTACATCATGCTAAGTATAGATTTGGGTTCACAGGTACTTTAGACGGCACACAGACGCATAAGTGGGTCTTAGAGGGATTGTTTGGACCATCATACAAAGTAACTAAAACTGAGGAGTTGATGAGAAAGGGGCATCTTGCTCAACTTGATATTCAATGCCTTGTTCTAAAACATGATGGACAAAACTTTAATACGTATGAAGATGAGATTCAATATCTTATTTCTCATGAACAGAGAAACAACTTTATAAAAAATCTGACTTTAGACCTGAAAGGAAATACACTCGTTCTTTTTCAGAGAGTAGAAAGTCATGGTGCAATACTTTACGAAAAGATAAATAGTAATAAGCGAGATGGTCATAAAGTATTCTTTGTTCATGGTGGAGTGGATACTGAAGAAAGAGAGCTTGTTCGTGAAATCACTGAGAGAGAAAATAATGCTATTATTGTAGCATCTTATGGAACATTTTCAACAGGCATTAACATAAAGAATCTTCATAATGTTATTTTTGCTTCCCCATCCAAATCAAGAATCAGGAACCTTCAATCTATTGGTAGGGTACTGAGGAAATCGAACAATAAATCTAAAGCAATTCTTTATGACATCGGGGATGATATAAGAAAGGGTACAAAAAATAACTATACGTTGAATCACTTAATAGAAAGAATTAAGATATACAATGAAGAAAAATTTAATTATGAAATAGTCACAATTCAACTTAGAAAAGGAGATTCCATGTGATAGAAGAAGACTTTTATGCTACTCTTAAACTTAAAACTGGAGAAGAAATATTTGCAAAAGTTGCTGCTTCAGAAGAAGGTGAAAAAGTATTTTTAATATTATCTAATCCTGTAGTAATAGGGGAAGTGCATATTAAGTCTGATGTTGTTGGATATAAAATTGAACCTTGGATCAAAATGTCAAAAGATGATTTATTTTTCATAAGTTTAGATGATGTATTGACAATGTCAGAATCATTTGATCTTGAAATCATCAGAATGCATCAAGAATACATTCATCGTAATAAAAGAATAAAGAATGGTGGGGCAGGACAGATTACTAAGAGAATGGGATACATTAGTAATATTCATGATGCAAAAGAGATTCTAGAAAAACTCTTCAATAAAGAATCTGAATCTGATTTAGATTAGTATCTATAGTATTCTTATCAACCCTGACAGAGTTATCCTACTCATATTTTCCTACTTTGTCAAGTCGATTGTCAAGATTAGAATTCGGTGATATAATTACTACATAATTATAAGAGTATTTTATGTTGAGTAATACCGTGGCAAAAAGAAAAAGATCAGAGCACTATGTAAACAATAAAGAGTTCTTAGCAGCCTTGTCTGACTACAGAGCAGAAGTTGAGAGAACCTTTATTCAGAAGTATGGTAGAGAACCAACCAAAGAAGATAGATCTAAGAGGTGGGATACGAAACCAGTCATACCCAGATACATTGGAGATTGTTTCCTTAAGATTGCAAATCACTTATCATTTAAACCCAACTTTGTAAACTATATGTTTAAGGAGGATATGATCTCTGATGGCATTGAGAATTGTGTTCAGTACATTCATAATTTTGATCCACAGAAATCTCAAAATCCTTTTGCATACTTTACTCAAATCATTCACTACGCATTCCTTCGTCGTATTCAAAGAGAGAAGCGTCAGTTAGATATTAAAAATAAAATTATTGAGAAATCTGGATATAGTGAAGTGTTTGATGATAGCAACACACTTGACGGATCGAACTATTCTGACTATAATTCTATTAAGGATAATGTTCATTCAAAACTTCGCCACTGATGAAAGTTGCAATCATTACGGACACACATTATGGTGCTCGTAAAAATTCTAAATTATTTCATGATTACTTTTTAAGATTTTATAACGATATATTTTTTCCTACTATAGATGAGGAAGGTATTGATACGATCTTGCATCTTGGTGATGCATTTGATAATCGCACGGGGATCAATTTTGGAGCACTATCTTGGGCAAAAGATAATATCTTTGATCCAATTAAAGAGAGAAATATTAATGTTCACTTGATTGTTGGTAACCATGATTCTTACTATAAGAATACAAATGATGTGAACGCAGTTGATCTTCTCCTTCGTGAATATGATAATGTGAATGTATATTCGGAAGCAACAGAAGTATTGATTGACAAACTTAAGGTCTTGTTTATTCCTTGGATCAATTCAGAAAATGAAGAAAGTACTTTTAAACTCATTGAAAAGACGG